GTTTTAGATCACTACCTGATTTTGTTAATTTTGTTTTAGATAAAATCCAAGGGATTAACACGTTCTTAGTTCAGGATGCGGGAGCCTTCAATCAAAAATATCCAAATGACCCAACATTATCAAGTATTAGTAATTTGGCTAAACAATACGTATCACATTACCCTTTAAACCAAAATGCTGACGTTTATACCCAAATTGAAAAAAACGAAGGAAAACAATACGACAAATTAATCGCGGAATTCAAAAAAGCATACAATCTTTTTGATACTTTAATTAACAAGTGATATTTATAAATAAAAATAACTATGAATACTAAACTAATATTAGACAACTACTTGGGTAAAAATACAAGAGTATCTGAGAAAGACATGGGAGATGGAACAAAACAAGTTTGTGATCTTGACACCGGTGATTGTTACACCGTAAGAATGAAAGATGGTCTTATTGAAAGAGTTGACAACACTATGAAGACATTTAAAAAAATACAAGTAGAGACCAATCAAGGTATAAAAACATTATTAAACGGATAAGATGAGTTTAGATGAAAAAATATTAAATGAAATTGCTAGATATAAATCTATCAATAACTATATAATGGAGCAAGACGTTCCACCACCACCTCCATTAGATCCTGCAGCGGCGGGAGCACCACCGGCAGACCCTGCGGCGGCGGGAGCAATACCTCCACCACCTCCAGCAGGAGCTGAACCAACACCTATTGATGTTGCGGCTGATCCTGATGTTGAAGAAATCCCTGCGGAGGGTGAAGAAGGAGGTGAAGAAGAAGGAACCGAAGAATTGGATATTACAGATTTAGTTGATACTCAAAAAACTATGGCGGATAAACAAGAAGAGTATTTTGAAAACTTGTTTGGTCAAATTAAAAACATGGAAGATAAGCTAGCCGAAATGGATTCTTTAGTTTCTAAAATCGATAGTCTTGATAGTAAATTAGAGAAATACAGACCAAAAACACCACAAGAAAAATTGGCACTTAGAAGTTTAGATTCTGGACCATACAAACAAAACTTAGCAGATTTCTTTGATGAGAAGAAAGATGAAATGGAAATGACAGGAAAAAATGAATACGTATTAACCCAAGACGAGGTTGAAAATTTTAGCCCATCAGACGTTGAACAATCGTTTAATGCTCCTATGGAAGACGAAGACGATATGTTCTTAAACAGATTTAACTCATAAAATTTAAGGTCGAAATAATCGACCTTAAATTTTTTTACAACACTATTTGACTATAACTTTTTATACACCTATAATTCTTACATATAAACTTTTAATTTTTAATAACACATGGCGACAAATGTTTTAGACGCGGTTTTAGCACAGTATGAAAACGCAAAACAAGGTGGGTCTTCTTCCACCTCAAAAATGACACAAGAAGAAAGAATGAAAAAATATTTCGCAGCTCTTTTGAAAGACAATGAAAAACAAGGGCAACGAAGAATTCGAATTTTACCTACTACAGATGGTTCTTCTCCTTTTAAAGAAGTATGGTTCCACGAAATCCAAGTAGATGGAAAATGGCAAAAGTTTTTTGATCCGGGAAAAAATGACAATGAGAGATCTCCTATAAATGAAGTTTATGAAGAACTTATGTCCACAGGAAGAGAATCAGACAAAGAACTTGCAAAACAATACAAAGCTCGTAAGTTTTATATTGTAAAAGTTATTGATCGTGATAACGAACAAGATGGTGTTAAGTTTTGGAGATTTAAACACAATTACAAACAAGAAGGTATTCTTGATAAAATCATCCCTATTTGGAAGGCAAAAGGAGATATTACAGATCCTGATAATGGACGTGATTTAATCCTTGAACTAACAAAGGCAAAAACACCAAAAGGAGCAACATACACAGTAATTCAAACAGTTATGTATGATGACCCATCACCAATCTCTGAAGAATCAACTGAAATGAATGATTGGGTTGGAAATGAAATGACTTGGGAAGATGTGTATTCTAAAAAACCTGTTGAATATCTTGAGGCGATTGCACGAGGAGAAACTCCACGTTGGGATTCTGAAAAGGGCGGATACGCTTATTCTAACAACGAAACTTCAGAAGTTTCTATGGGAGGTAAAAAAACAGTTTCAATTAATGAAATTGCAGACCCACAAGTAAACAACGAAATCGACGAAGAATTACCATTCTAATTTATTGAAAAAAACAGAACGGGAGCAGTTTATTGTTCCCGTTTTTTTATCTATATTTTATATAGAAACAAAAAAATATGGCACTGAAAAAAAATGACTTTAGTTCGGTTAAGAAAAAATTTTCTACATCGGCAAAATATAAACCACAAAGATTTTTTGATCTTGGATCAGAATTTTTAGATGCGGTTGGACTACCAGGTCCTGCAATTGGACACCTTAATATGTTATTGGGTCACTCCGATACAGGTAAAACAACAGCGTTGGTTAAAACCGCAGTTGATGCACAAAAGAAAGGTATTCTTCCTGTGTTCATTATTACAGAACAAAAATGGTCTTTTGAACACGCAAAACTTATGGGTTTTGATTGTGATGAGGTTGTTGACACTGAAACAGGTGAATTAGATTGGGACGGATTTTACATCTTTAATAATAACTTTGATTATATTGAACAAATAACAGATTATATTAATGAGTTATTGGACGCACAAGAGAAAGGTGAATTAGACTATTCGTTATGTTTCTTATGGGATTCAGTTGGATCAGTTCCTTGTAAGATGACTTATGAAGGTAAAGGTGGTAAACAACATAATGCGTCAACATTAGCGGATAAAATTGGTATGGGTATCAACCAACGTATTTCAGGGTCTCGTAAATCAGATTCTAAATTCGAAAATACCTTAATCATTGTTAATCAACCATGGGTGGAATTACCTGACAATCCGTTCGGTCAACCCAAAATTAAAGCAAAAGGTGGTGAAGCAATTTGGTTAAACTCTTCTTTAGTGTTTTTATTTGGTAATCAAAAAGGTGCGGGAACAACAAAGATTACGGCAACAAAAGATAAACGAACTGTAAAGTTTGCTTCAAGAACAAAAGTGTCGGTTATGAAAAACCACATTAATGGTCTTGGGTTTGAAGACGGAAGAATTATTGTAACTCCACATGGATTTTTACCAGGTAAAGATACTGCAGAGGAAAAATCATCAATAGAAAAGTATAAAAAAGAATATGCTGACTATTGGAAAGATATAATCGGAGTTGATGGTGACTTTGATTTGAAAATAGAAAAAGAAAAGAAAGAAGAAGAGTAAGAATCCTTAAAAAAAGTTAAGTGTCAAAAACGTTATTGGTTGATGGAAACAATCTACTAAAGATTGGATTTCATGGTGTGAGAGATTTTTACCATAAAGGTAAACACGTTGGTGGTATATGGCATTTTTTAAATACTCTACGTAAATTCTTAGAAGAACACAATTATAACAAAGTTGTTGTTTGTTGGGATTCTAAAACCTCATCGGCTCAGAGAAGGTTAATCTATCCAAAATATAAGTTGAATCGTAAACCATCTGAAACTGAGTCAAAAGAAGAATCTTTTTCCGAACAAAAACAAAGGGTTAAACAATACCTTGAAGAGATGTTTGTAAGACAACTGGAGACAGAACACGCAGAGGCTGACGACTTAATTGCTCATTACTGTAAAGTGTCGTTAGATGAAGAAAAAACCATATTTTCAAGCGATAGAGATTTAACTCAACTTATTGGGGAAAAAGTATCTATTTATTCACCATCCACAAAACAATATTATAAAAATGGGGATAAAATAAAACTTCACGATATTGAAGTCCCACATTATAATGTTAAAACAATTAAAATTCTTACTGGAGATAGTTCTGACAACATTGACGGAATATTTTATCTAGGTGAGAAGACCTTAATTAAAATGTTTCCTGAACTACTTGAATCACATGTAGAATTGTCCTATATTTTACAAAAGAGCGAACAACTCTTAAAAGAAGAAAAGGGAAACATTGCACTTCAGAACCTATTAAGTGGGAAAACAAAGGAGGGAATTTTTGGAGATGAGTTTTTTGTAATAAATGAAAAGCTTGTTAACTTAGAAAACCCACTTTTGAATGAAGACGAAAAAGAATTGGTAGGACTATATTATTCTGAGTCGTTGGATCCCGACGGAAGAGGACATAGAAATCTAATTCGAATGATGATGGAGGACGGGTTTTTTAAATACTTACCAAAGGGTGACGACGCTTGGGTAGGGTTTTTAAAACCATTTCTCAAATTAACAAGAAAAGAAAAACAAAAATTTAGAAACAAAAAAAACTAAAAAAGAATGAAAGAACAGGATATAACAAAAGTAGAATTTTTGTTAATGTGTAATGACAACATTGTTGTCCAAAGATTTTTTAACGTGAGAGGTTTTAATAGAAACGCTCACAAATCTGAAGAGTTTTATGATCATGTCGATAGTCTTTATAGAGAACTAAAATATGACTTAAAGATGAGATCTGTGGTATACATGTTGGACAACCAATATGAAATATTAGAAAACCCAGAACTTCTAAACACATCAATTACTGATGGTCCGGAAAATTTTAACTTAATTATTAGAGTTGGAGATATGACAATTTGTCATAGACAGTTTGACGCCAAACCATACCCTCCGAAGGTCAGATATACCGTAGACCTACGCCCAAAGTTAAAAGCTATAATGGCTGAGCTTACTGACATTTTTTCAGGTCAAAAATTTAATTATTTTTATCCTGAATTTATTAAAAACTAACACTATTTATCTTTACTAAAGGAGAAAAAAAACATATGGCGACTAGTAAAAATTTTGAGTATTTAGGTAACACTTTTCAATTACAACTTTTAAATCAAATTATTGTAGACAAAGACTTTTCACACTCAATTCTCGATGTTATCGAAAACAATTATTTTGAAAACAAGTATTTTAAAATAATAATTCAAATGGTTAAAGAGTATTATTTAAAATACGAACATACACCATCATTTGAAACATTGGAACAAATTACAAAATCAGAACTTCAACAAGAAATTGCATCTAAGATTGTTATGGATACTATCAAGAAAATTAAAGATGCGCCGATTGATGGGGTAGGATTTGTTCAAGAAAAGGCTTTAAAGTTCTGTAAACAACAAGAACTACAAAAGGTTATGGGGAAAGCACAAAAGATCATTGACGGGGGTGAGTTTGAAAACTACGACACCCTTGAAGAGATGGTGAAGACAGCCCTTCAGGTTGGAGCAAAAGATACATCAATGTTAGATGTATTCTCAAATCTTGAACAAGTTCTTGAGGACGATTACAGACACCCTATTCCAATAGGAATTCCAGGGATTGACAGATTGTTAAAGGGAGGTTTGGCAAAAGGAGAAATTGGTGTTATATTAGCACCTACAGGTGTTGGTAAATCTACTATTTTAACTAAAATGTCAAACCACGCTTTTAATCTTGGTTTTAACGTCTTACAAATCTTCTTCGAAGACAACCCAAAAGTAATACAAAGAAAACACTTCACATTGTGGACAAAAGTCCATCCTGACGATTTGTCAGAGAAAAAAGATGAGGTAATGAGAAAGGTTGCGGAGATTCAAGAGTCAATGCCAAATAAGTTGATTATGAAAAAACTACCATCGGATACTATGACGATGTTACAAATTAAGAGTCAAATTAGAAAGATGGTTTCTGACGGAATAAAGGTTGATATGGTTGTTTTAGACTATATTGATTGTGTAGTTCCTGACAAAAACTTAGGTGATGAATGGAAAAGTGAAGGATCAGTAATGAGAGCATTTGAGGCTATGTGTCACGAAATGAATCTTGTTGGTTGGACCGCAACACAAGGTAACCGAGCTTCAATATCATCCGAAGTGGTAACCACAGATCAAATGGGAGGATCAATTAAGAAAGCACAAGTGGGACATGTTATCATTTCTGTCGCTAAAACCTTACAACAAAAAGAAATGAAATTGGCGACAATAGCGATTACAAAATCAAGAATTGGAGACGATGGAGTTGTGTTTGAAAACTGTAAGTTTGATAACGCAATGATTGACATTGACACTGAAAGCTCAATGACCTTCCTTGGTATTGAGGAACAGAAAGAAGAAAGACAAAGACAAAGAGTTCGAGAGTTGTTAGAGAAAAGAAAACAAAAAGATTCTCAAACACAACCAAATAATTAAAAATTAAAATAAAATAAAAATGGATATTTCGCAAAGAATATTGAGTAACATTACGGTGTATATGAAATACGCTAAATTTATCCCCGAAAAAAATAGAAGGGAAACATGGGAAGAATTGGTGACAAGAAACAAAGAAATGCACCAAAAGAAATACCCGCAGATTAAAGACGAGATTGAAGAGGTATACAAAATGGTATACGACAAAAAGATTCTCCCTTCAATGAGATCATTACAATTTGGTGGAAAACCAATCGAAATTTCGCCAAACAGAGTTTATAATTGCGCTTACATGCCAATTGACCATCCAGATGCGTTCTCTGAAACAATGTTCTTATTGTTAGGTGGGACAGGCGTTGGATTCTCAGTTCAAAAACACCACATTGATAAACTACCTGAAATTAAAAAACCAAACCCAACAAGAACAAGACGTTACCTTATCGGTGATAGTATTGAAGGGTGGGCAGATGCGATCAAGGTATTAATTGAATCTTATTTAGGGGTTAAATCATCAACACCTATTTTTGATTTCTCTGACATCCGTCACAAAGGAGCATTATTGGTTACTTCAGGTGGAAAAGCACCAGGACCTCAACCACTTAAAGATTGTGTTCACAACATTACTAAAGTGTTTGAAAACAAAAAAGACGGTGAAAGATTATCACCAATTGAAACTCACGATATTGTATGTCATATTGCTGATGCGGTATTGGCCGGTGGTATTAGAAGAGCGGCACTTATCTCATTATTTTCTGCTGATGACGAGGAAATGATTTCTTGTAAGTCAGGAAATTGGTGGGAACAAAACGCACAAAGAGGTAGAGCTAATAACTCAGCGGTTCTTCTTCGTCACAAAATTACTAAAGAATTCTTTATGGGTCTTTGGAAAAGAATTGAATTATCTGGAGCAGGAGAACCTGGCATCTATTTGTCAAACGACAAAGATTGGGGAACTAATCCATGTTGTGAGATTGCACTTAGACCTAACCAATTCTGTAATTTATGTGAGGTAAATGCTTCTGACATTGACTCACAAGAAGATTTTGAATCAAGAGTTAAAGGAGCGGCGTTCATCGGAACATTACAAGCAGGTTACACTGACTTCCATTACTTAAGAGACGTTTGGAAAAGAACAACTGAAAAAGACGCACTTATTGGTGTTGGAATGACAGGAATTGGTTCAGGTGTTGTTTTAGGTTATGATATGAAATCAGCGGCTGAAATGGTTAAACTTGAAAACGAAAGAGTTGCTAAACTTATTGGTATTAACAAATCGGCAAGATCAACAACCGTTAAACCATCAGGAACTTCATCATTGGTGTTAGGAACTTCTTCAGGTATCCACGCATGGCATAATGACTTCTACTTAAGAAGAATCCGTGTAGGTAAAAACGAAGCGATCTATTCTTATTTGGCTATCAATCACCCTGAATTAGTTGAAGACGAGTTTTTCCGTCCTCACGATACGGCGGTTATCTCAATCCCTCAAAAATCACCACAAGGATCAATCCTTAGACACGAATCAGTATTCCAAATGTTGGAACGTGTTAAGAAAGTATCACAAGAGTGGGTTAGAAATGGACATAGAACAGGTCAAAACACACATAATGTGTCTGCAACTGTTTCTATTAAAGAAGACGAGTGGGACTTAGTAGGTGATTGGATGTGGAATAATAGAAAGTTCTATAATGGATTATCTGTTCTACCATATAACGGAGGAACCTATACCCAAGCACCATTCGAAGATTGCACAGAAGAGGACTTCAATAGATTAGTTAAATCATTAAATGATGTGGACTTAACAAAAGTTATTGAACTTCAAGATAATACAGATTTAAGAGGTGAAGCGGCTTGTGCTGGTGGAGCTTGTGAAATAGTTTAAGTCATGACGGTAAGTGCATCAAAAGATTGGATACAACAGTTATATGTTCAGGAGACAACTAAAAAATCTCCTGAACCTGACTTTTATAAAGATGATAACGGTAGAATTGTAATGACCGAATCTTATCATATTAAACGAGGATCATGTTGTGGATCAAAATGTAAACATTGTCCTTACGAACCACTTTACGAAAAAGGAAGTAAAACAATACAAAAATCACTACTTAGTTAGTGATTTTTTTTTGCTATCATATATTTATAAATAAAAACATTATGGCAAAAATTATAAAATTAACGGAAGGGGACCTTTCTCGTATTGTTAAGAGAGTTATTATTGAAGAAAAAAATTCTATAAATAATCAAAAATATTATAGTCAAAGAAATTTAAGAAGACTTGGAAAAACTCCAGTTGTTATGGTTGAAAGTATCGATGTGTATCGTGATTTACTTAGTGAAGGTGCGTTAGATACGGTTAAAGAAAAAATACAATCATTACTTGGTAAATCTAAAGAGTTTATATCTGATAAAGCAGATCAACTATCCGATAACATTGAAAACTTTTTTGGTAAATCTTTGAGTGAAATTACTTTTGAAGATGTTACATCAAAATTAAGAGATATGATTGGAGGAAATTCAGGGTTTGGGACTGTAAAGATGGAAAGTAGACAAAGAAGTTATGAGTTTTTATTTGAGGATGAGGAAATGAGTTTTGCGGACAAATATGATAGAGCGGATGTTGGAAATGAAACCGATGAAATGGGATCAAAAGTCACTGATAAAAGTAGAGTAGGTCAAAGATTATTAAACGGATTACAAACAATTTTTGGTGTAAACGCATTAAGTTTTGGTCTTTTAGGTTCTTGGTTAGGAAAATTACTTACAGGTGCTTTTATCGCTTGGCCTACCCACATGTTAGTTTCTGTTGTTGCAATTGTTATAATTACAATTATTAGAAAACTTATGGCGGTTGCCTCAGGTAACGTAAAAGAATCCTACATGAGAAAACAATATAGAAGAAGATAATAAAAAATCTTAACCCTCCTCATAAAGGAGGGTTTTTTATTTCTATAATTTTTTACTTAAAAAAAACCTAAGTTATATTTATATGTGATATGGCAAACGGCATTACTTATGGTATTTCTTTTCCTTTTGTAGATTCATTTACAGGGAGATATTTGGACGTTACAAACTCTACTGAAGGTGAAACTAGAGCAAGTTTAGTTCATTTACTTCTAACAAGAAAAGGATCAAGATATTTTTTACCTGACTTTGGAACAAGACTATATGAGTATATTTTTGAACCATTGGATGGACCAACTTTTTCAGAAATAGAATCTGAAATACAAGACACCGTAAGAACATATATGCCAAACCTACAAGTAACCAATATAACCGTTGAACCGGCATCTGCTGGTTTGGAGGATAAAGGATATACTGTTAATCAATATGGTGAGAGAGAATTTAAAGTGACAAATATTGCTAATTTAGAACACACCGCAAAAATCAAAATCGATTACAGAATAACAGATTCCGCTTTTGAATCACAAGATTTTATTATAATCAATATTTAATAGTATATGGCAGAAAAGAAAATATCCTATACGGTAAGAGACTTTCAAGGAGTAAGAACGGAATTAATAAATTTCACAAGAACTTATTATCCTGATTTAGTTCAAAACTTTAACGACGCTGGTATTTTCTCAGTAATGTTGGATATGAATGCTGCCGTTACAGATAATTTAAATTATCAGATAGATAGAAGTATCCAAGAAACAGTTCTTCAGTTCGCACAACAAAAAACATCAATATATAACATTGCAAGAACCTATGGTTTAAAAATCCCTGGTCAAAGACCATCGGTTGCCTTAATTGATTTCTCAATTACAGTTCCCGCCTTTGGTGACAGAGAAGATTTAAGATATTGTGGTGTGTTAAGAAGAGGATCACAAGTTAACGGAGGGGGTCAACCATTTGAGACCGTTTACGATATTGATTTTGCTTCACCAATAAATGCGGAAGGGTCACCGAATAGAGTTAAAATACCAAATTTTGATTCAAGCGGAAAATTATTAAATTACACAATTGTAAAAAGGGAAGTTGTTGTTAATGGTATAACAAAAGTTTACAAAAGAGTTATTACCCCAAATGATGTTAAACCTTATTTGGATTTATTCTTACCTGAAAAAAATGTTTTGGGTATAACAAGCGTTTTATTAAAATCAGGAACACAATATTCTACAATACCAAACCCTCAAGACTTTTTAAGTGTTGGACCTGACAGATGGTTTGAAGTTGATGCGTTAGTCCAAGATAGAGTTTTTATTGAAGACCCAACTAAAGTTTCAGATCAACCTGGAATCAAAGTAGGAAGATACATTACAACATCTAATAAGTTTTACTCTGAATATACACCTGAAGGTTTTTGTAAAATGACTTTTGGTGGTGGTAATATTTCGGCGGAAGAACAACTTAGAGAATTTGCTCGTGATGGAAAAGGGTTTGATTTGAGTAGATATACAAATAACTATGCCATGGGAGCGGCATTAACACCTAATACCACTTTATTTGTTCAATACAGAATTGGTGGAGGTTTAGGTAGTAATATAGGTATTAACACTATTAATCAAATTGGAACGGTTTCATTTTCAGTTAACGGTCCATCCGAAACGGTTAATCGAAGTGTTATTAATAGTTTACAGTGTAATAATGTTACTGCAGCAATTGGTGGAGCTAATCCACCGACAATTGAAGACGTTAGAAATATGGTGTCATTTAACTTTGCGGCTCAAAACAGAGCGGTTACCGTAAATGATTATAATTCAATATTAAGAACAATGCCGGCTCAATTTGGGGCACCTGCAAAAGTTGCTATCACAGAAGAAAACAATAAGATTAGAATTAAAATGTTGTCTTACGATTTAAATGGTAGTTTAACTAATGTCGTATCAAATACTTTGAAACAAAATGTGGCAAACTACCTTTCTAACTATAGAATGATAAATGATTACATTTCAATTGAGGCTGCGGAAACAATAGACTTAGCAGTTACTGTTGATGTTGTTTTAGATAATAGTCAAAATCAAGGGGCAATCATTGCTAAAACCATTCAAATTGTTGGAGACTTTTTTAATCCATTGGTTAGAAACTTAGGTCAAAATGTTAATATATCCGAACTTAGAAGACTAATTCAAGCTGAGAATGGTATTGTTAGTATTTCAGACATATTATTCTATAATCAGGTTGGAGGTCAGTATTCATCTAGCCAAACGTCTATGCCTTACTCAGATCCTGTCACAAGACAAATTAGACCAACCGCAGATACTTTATTCGCAACCCCAACACAAATATATCAAATTAGGTATCAAAACAAGGACATAAATGTAAGAGTATTGAATCTTACGTCAGTCAATTTTTCTTAGTGATTTATTTTTTTTAATTAAGACTTATTTTTCTATCAAAATGGGAAATAAACTATTTATGAAAAAACGAATTTTTAATGCCTAAATCATATAGAATAAGAACCCAAGTCGGTGTTGATAAGTATATAAATGTAAATTTAGAACAAGATTGGGACCAATTAGAGATACTTTCTTTAAAGATCTTAGCCAATGATGTATACACAAGATTTTGTTCTGATTACGGTGTCGTAACAGGTAGAGTTTTTGTTAATAATGGTTTTGGTTTACCAAATGCTAAGGTGTCGGTTTTCATTCCTTTGGATGCGGCGGATGAATTAGATCCTGTTATTACCGAATTATACCCATTTAAAACAATTACTGATACAACAGAAGATGGTTATAGATATAACCTATTACCAAAACTACCATCTTACCAAGGTCATGCCTCTACAGGTTCTTTCCCCAACAAAGGTGATGTATTGATGGATGGGTCATATATTGAGGTATTTGACAAATATTATAGGTTTACAGTCTCAACAAACGAAAGTGGTGACTTTATGATTTTTGGTGTTCCTGTTGGAACTCAAACGATCGTTATGGATGTTGATCTTTCAGATATAGGATGTTTTTCACTATCACCACAAGATTTAATACAACAAGGTTTAGCCACTGAAACTCAAGTTAATGGGGCCAGATTTAAATCCTCAACTAATTTACGAGAATTACCACAAATTAAAAATTTAGTGTTTGACGTTGATGTTAGACCATTTTGGGGTGACGCAGAATTATGTCAAGTGGGTATTACAAGAGTCGACTTTGATTTAACAAAATTGGCAAATTTAACAATACAACCATCGGCAGTATTTTTAGGTTCGATAATATCCAATACCGATGATGACGCATTAAAAGTAAGTTGTAAACCTAAAAACAATACAGGAAATCTTTGTGAATTAGTTGCAGGACCCGGAGAGATCCAAGCGATTAGACAAACAATATATTCAGATACTAATGGATTACCTATCCTTGAACGTTATAGTTTAGAAGAAGGTGGTAAAGTTATTGATGGAGACGGAACATATTTGGTAAATGTCCCTATGAATATGGATTACATATTTACCAATGAATTTGGACAACAAGCGATATCAAACGATCCAAAAAAAGGGGTTCCAACTAAAGGAAGATATAGATTTAAATTTAAATGGCAAAACGAACAAGGACTTAGTTCTAATTTTTTAAAGGCAGATTTTTTAGTTCCAAACATAAAAGAGTATGGATGGTCAACCTCAGTTGTTGATCCGTTTGAAACTAACACATCTTCTCAATATTCTTACCCAACAATCGGTGTTGGTCAAAATACGGGGTCTACGGAGGTAATTATGTTTAATCTTGGATTAGCATCACCGGTAACCACAAATGTTGAGTCATATCAAATTTTAATCAATGGACAACCATATATTGGTAGCATAAATTCAATACAGGTAAATGCTGGGGACACATTACAAATTATTGCGGTCCCAGTAGACCCAACCCAAGTCCAAAACATTGTATTTACACAATATCCACAAAGTTTATTTAATGTTTATAAATCATATGCATTCTCAACAGATTGGGACGATTATCCAAATATACAAGAAGCAATAAATTGTGAAGACGCTTTTTACGAATTTAACTATAATAAAGTTTATACCACCGCGATGTTTTTGGATCGTTATAAAAATGGTATTGGACGAGCAAAACATTTAGGTATTAAAGAAATTGACAATAGAAGTTGCGCATCCACAGTTAATACTTTTCCCGTTAATGATATTATCAGGAATTTTGACCCTATATTCTTTGTTTTTAACATTCTTATAAACATACTAACATTCCCAATTCTAAGTTTGTTATTTGTTGCACACTTCATTTCATTCCTATGGCCGGTATTAAAATATGTTTTAATCGTATTAGGGATTTATTTAACATATGATGCGGTAGTCTCAGGTTTAGAGGCAATACAATCAGGGATTGCGGCCATAAATGCGGGTATTGGTATATTAAGTATTGGTCTTGGTGTTGTTGTTAACGCTGGGTTCTTAGGGGAAACAATACGATTAATATTGTGGGGTATTGCTCAAATTGCGATTGCGGCATTTAAAGTCGCGTTAGCCGCGGCATTTACCGCATTTGCGATACTTGCTGCGATTAAAGTTAAAGGATTCCCAAGAATTGGACTACCAATGATCGCATATCCTGATTGCACCAGTTGTGATTGTGCGTGTGGTAATGCGGAACAAGACGATGATTTTGACACAAACTCAATTAATAATGAAGTTACGGCCGCGGCACAAGCAGGATCCTCAAGTTTTTATGACATGACATTAATTCCCGCAAATTCGGTTATAGCCCCAATTAACTCCGCAGGATCCTATGAAATAACACACCCCAATTTATCTAAAGATTCAGACAACAATGAACCATTCCAATGTGGATCGTCGGGACCATATAAAAGTTTGGGAACTTTAATTGGTGATCAAAAAATTAATCAAGACTTAGCTATTCAGGCGGCTTTAGATTTTAAAAGAATAGTTTCAGGGTATGACGTATTGTCCTCAACCAACCCAACTAGATTATATCAAAATGAACAATATCTTTTACATGCACCACAACCATTCTTATGGTCTGCAGATAAAGATGCTGGAGATGCGAATAAAGACGAAAGATATTTTGCATTTCCATTGGACCCTACGTTCCCACAAAGATTAAACGACTTTAACGTAAGGAATAAATATTTTAACTCAGGGGGTGCCGTAAATCAAATTAGAACAACAATTAACCAAAGTTTGGGATCACTACCGTTTTTAGATCAAGTTGTCGTTGTATTAATGAGCCCTGGAACATCATCTCAAATTGGTATCGGTAATCTATGTTCATTCCAAGACCCAAATTTTACAGACCCACTATCGCCTAATCGATTAATAAATTTAACTGGGGCAACATTAAATCAATTTGGGACAAACTCAATCACCGGACAAACATTAACAGGTCAAACAACGGTTTATATTAATTATGCCAATCCATCGGCTTCAAATTCAAACATGCCAGCCGTACCTGTGGTTCTTAATTTACCACAAGTTAGTAATTTACCGGTTGCGGGTAATAGTAGTGTGGAACAATCTTACCTACAATACCCAACCGACGTTGAGTATTTCCAACTTATAACAGGTTTAACGGTAAGTAATTTCTTGACTTTACAAAGCACATCATCAACATCTGCTTATTTTCCAAGTGGGTATATATCATATGATATTAGATATTGGAGACCTGACTGTCCTGTAACACCCGTAGGAAGTACAACACCATCTAACTTTGTTATTGAAACCATTAGTGATGTAATAACAAAGGTTAATGAATATCAAGGTTTAGAAGTTTGTATTTTTGTTAGAGGTGTTGATGCGTTTACCCAAAAACAAACTGTTAAATATGATTTATCTAAAATATTTGGTTACACGTCGTTAAGTAATAGCGTAACTATTGAAGGATCTTACTATATAAATCAACCAATACAGGGTTATAGTTCTTTTTCTTCGGGTAATAAACCTGTTAGCCACGTAAGTGCTACTAATAACGTATCTAACTTATATTTCCCATCATTTACATTTACACCCGCAAGCTTTAGTGCCTTTACCTCTACTTTACCATATTTTTATTTATGCACCGACGATAATACAATATCAGGTATTGGTAACTATAGTCCGCTTGGAGGATCACCACCACCAAGTAACTGGCAAACATCATCACAATTAACAAGTGGTAGTTTAATAAATTTAAATAGTGGAACAAATTATACATTCCCATTAGGTATTGGGGCGTATGTTGGTGGTAGTGCATTTTTAGCTTGGAATTTAAGTCAATCAACTTTTACTAAAATAATTAAAACTGATAATAATGCCACATCTACAACTAATTGTCCTGGTGGGTGTAATCAAAATTGTCAAGAAAAAGAATATTATAATCGTTGTGAAGGGTGGTTTAACAATAACAATGTTGGTGGTAATCTTTCGGCATTATATTCGCCAGCATACTACAGATATGGGTTAACAGGAGTTCAATTCCAAAGCACTAATCTTGTAATGAGAAGTGATAGGTTACCAACATCAACTCAAATTGAAAATGGTGTTGAGTCTCATACGGGATATGGTCTTCACCAAAATAATAATTTTGCTCTTTATGCCGCTAACGGGCTTCAGACTGAACCTACAATATCTGCGGGTGGTGATTTACCAAATGGAGATTCAGGAGATGACGACCCAATTACTACAGGGTTAACTGAAACTTTAAGTTGTGAAGGTATGGTTCCTTTGGAATGTTATAGCGGATCGGGATCTAATGTTGGTGTTTTACCTGCGGGATCATGTTCTGTTCCTGCAAACAGAATGATAAATGGTTGTTATTGTTTATTAAATAAAACATACTTAGTTGAGTATGGTGACGACGCAAGATTATTCTTAGAATGGAAAACAAGATTCACAATGAATTTTGCGGCCTGTAGAGGAGTATTTGCCCAAACATTCCAAAACAATTGGATTAATGGGGTGTTATACATGTTCAATTTTAATAAAAGATCAACATTCAACATTAACGCTGAACCAAGTTACAAATATTGTAATGACGTTATATTGTTTAATGAGATATCTAATACATTTTTTTATAGGTCATCACCTTGGAATCAAAACACACAACAATTTGTTGGTAAAAACTCACCATCAACACCAATTGGAGGAAACTTACTTGATTTTCCTGGGTTAGGATATAACACTAAACAAATTCAGTTCCCAACTACTGTTGTTGATTTAGGACCAAGAGATAGTTTTATTAATGAGGTTTGTTGTTCAGCCGATGAATCTGGATTTGGTTCATATTATGCCGATCAAATAAAATCAACTTCTTATCAGGATAATTCAAGTATTGTCCAACTTGGGTTTTTATCAAGAATATTAAACCAAGGTGTGAGACAAAGAATGATACCAATATCAAACGGTGGTGATAGTAGTGAAGGTAAAGGGATTATCCAATTCTTTAATAGTGATCGTGGTGGATATAGAATAGATGGTGATTGGGCACAGATGTTATCAATTAATTCAGAATGGAAAGTATTACCTTTTATAACTGAAAATGTGCCAAATCAAACTTATATATATTTTGGTGATAACCAAAACGGAATACCAAACTCAATCCAATCTGAGGATATTAAACCAATAATGGGACTGTTCTTCACGGCAAACACCCCTGAAATAAGATATAGAAAAATAATGTCTCCAGGAATTGAAACTTATAGTTTTAATCCATTGTTAGAACAAAAATTCGGATACCCAAAATCTCAAGTAGTTCCAACATATAAATGGTTTATAAAAACACCAACTAACTATGCTGGAACACCAAATATATTTGGTTCTGAAGACAATAATTGGTATACAAATGCATCATTCTCAACAGGGTTCTTTAGTAAAAAATATCAAGATTTAGACTTCATATCTCCACAAGAGAAATATCAAACAAGTTTAACTCAAGTTGGTTATATTACAAGTTATGATAATAACGGAGACCCACTTCCAATAACACCTTTAAATAATATAACGCAAGGAGACCCAAGTGTTAATTATATAGATTCGGTGGTTGTTGGAGCACCATACCATTTTTATTTTGGTTTGAATAATGGAAAAACAGCAATCAATAGATTCTATAAACTTTATGTTCCAACAGCAGAAGAATAATAATGGAAATAGACCCATCGACAAGGATAATACAATCCACAGAAAGGTATAAAGGAGCACCAAAACAGGACCAACAATTAAATGTGTCGTTAGTTCAGACACAAAAAGAACTTGTTGAGTTTGATAGAAGTGTTGATTTAAATCTTGCAACTGTATTTGATGAAGAGAGACAACAATCTTTTACGTTTAGACCGGTTGGTAAGTTTATGTTAGTGTTTGAAAATGCTTACACAGGATCAACTGTATATCCCCCATTTAGAGATAACTTATATTACACCAACGCATTAGGTAACTCTATATCTTATTTTCCTTCAGGTAATTTTCCTGGAGTTCCACCACAACCTATAAACCCAAATATACCTTGGGATGGATTCCCTCAATATCCTGAGTTTGACTTTATTAGAACTGATTTGGATGTTTCAGGGTATACTTTTGGAAATGGGAGACATTTAGATTTTAAATCAGTAAGCGCCACAACATATAATTGGTCTCATTATTTAAGTTACGCTTTTGATAATGATTACAATAAAGATTTATATGCAATAGAACCCGAAACAAACCTTTCTTGGAATTGGGTTTCATCGCAAGGAATACCATATGTTATTGCGGTTGGGTCAGACCAAACAACAAGATTTATAACCTTTAAGTGTCCTATGACTCATGGTTTGAGTGTTGGGGAATTTGTTGAATTGTCCGTAAATTATAATGGTAATTCATTTTTCCAAGTCTCAAGTTTAGGAGATGGAGGTGCGGGATCTGAAGAATACATATTCGGTTTAAGAAATGTGGGATATACGGGAGTAACATTCCAAACACTAACTCAGGGAACTTTAAGAAGGGTGTTAAATGTTGCTAATTCTGCGGATACAATTAGCCAATACTATGTGAGAAAACATAAGATTTTAACCAACCCTGATTGTGCCGTTTTGGTAAATGCCGGATACGAACAAAACATTTACAATAATAAACAAAAGTGTGAAATTAAGGCCTTAACGCCAAATTTAAAAAAAAGAACTTCAGTTAAGGAAGGTGCGAGATCATATACCCTTTCATTCAATTGTGATGTAAATACATTGGATCTTTTGGATAACCAAAAAAGACCTGTAAGTGAATTGTTTTTTACTACCATTTGGAGAGGTTATTTTGGTTGGACTGAAAAATTAAGACAAGGGTGGTATTTTAACACTTATTTGGATAAATCCAAACCACAAATATGGTGGGATCAGAATAACCCAAATTCAAACACAACGATAAATCAGAGTCAATATAATTCTCTATTAGGACAAGGTCCGTTTTATTATAATGATTTTTTATTTGAGGGAGATGTAATTGACGGTGATTTTTGTGAGTGGAATAATTTTGAACAATTAGAAAGAACCATTTCATTATATCAACATAAAATAACATACAACCAACTTTGGTTTAAGTTGGACAATACTTTACCACAAACAAATCAACCAGGTTATTTCTATCAACCACATAGAGGAATTCAAATAAGGGCTTTTTCTGATTACATTGAAGAAGGAAGCTCAACTAATGTTGTTGGAATTCCTGATTATGCTTATTACTCAACCACAAATGCTTTGTTTAGATGGAGGGATCTTTACCCTTATGGGTTCATTGACACAGATGGTGTTGGTGTTGATTATCCGTATTTGAACGATGCTCAATATCCTTTTTTAAATACAATTTTTAGAATTACACCTGAAAATTACAACATACCAAGTGATTACGCACAAATAGGGTCAGTTCCTATAAACACAACAACTATACCTGAACCTACAGTAGATGAATGCGAGTAGAATTAAAATAGTAAAAGACGATACTAACAAGTATTTGAATATCCCAATCAATATGCAATGGGATTTTATGGGTCGTGATGATAGTATTTCCGAATATGAGGTTAAAGCCATTAAAGAAGTTACCGGAGTTGCCGCAGATTTTGAGGTCGCAAGATTTAGTCAAAAAGTATTTCCAAATCTCGACACGGCAATTTTTTATCAGTTTAATTTTTACAACGACGCCTTTCCAATTACTGCGAACACTATAGGAAGTTGGTCGAGCACATATTTGAATGAAGGATTTTCAGTTCAAGACGTTTATTATTATTCTAAACCTTTTACAAAGTCCTTCTTTAAGTTGGATTTTTATGACACACCCGACGAAAGTAATCAACAAATTTACCTTTCAATAATATTACCGATCCAACAAGGTTTAACCCAACCTGCAACCATCAACCCTCAACAACCTCCTGTTGAAATAAAAAAACCTACAATGATTTTAGATAGTATCGGAGCGGACAAAGAAGGTTATTACATTTATTGGTTAAGAAATAGGGATTTTATTGACATATCTAAATTTTATATGACTGCTAAGTTTTTTAACGCAAGACTTGGGATTTTTAAACAAATGACTAACACAAGACAAGATTTAATCACACCAAACAAATTCCAATTCAATAACGCAGACTATTTCTATTATAAGGTTGAGTTAGATTATTCTGACAAAACTTACGAAGTGTTCTCTACATCAACTCAACTTAGAGTTGGTGATAGTGTATCACCGATAATCTGGTATGAATACGTGAACCCATAATGGATAGCCCTGATTATAATTTTATTATATCGCCCGAAAACATAAAAAGCGATCTTACTTTTGTAGGATTCACGGGTGAAACTAATATTACTAATTTTATAGACCCTTGTTGTCTTACGGACTCAACACAAAGTTTATCTAACATTG